TATAAAATCATGTGTGCATTCTAATGCTCCTCGATTATAATTATTGTCTCCAAATGAATTATTCAAAACTCTAAATGCTTGTCTATTAAATTCTAAAGCAGTTTTGTAATCATGGAATAAATATCGTTCACTTAGAAGTCCGTAGAAGGTCACAATATGCATTGGATATTTGTTTTCATCATACTTTTTTATTATTTTTGTAGCTTCATTTTCTACAACATCTAAATTACCCTGCATTAAGTTAGCTATAATTGTTCCTTCTAGAATCCTTAGTTGATAAGATTCCTTTAAATATTCATTACTCAACTCTTCGGTAAAAGAGAGTGTTTCTTTAGATAAGAAGTGCAATTTATCGAACCCTCTAAAATCATACTCAGAAAGCATATTTGCTATCTTGATTAGAGCAAGAAAATCCTTTTGTTGAGAACCCTTATCCCTTAGATCTTCGACTTCTTTATAAAACTCTTCTCTTGTTAAAATGCTGTTTGTCCGTTTTATTAGTAAATCATAAACTAAAAACAATTCGTTTCTATCCAAATGCTTTTTTATTATCTGCTGTGCTCTTTCTGTTTGGTAAGTTACCAGGCACCACTCGACTGCTTCTTTTATATTTTCTGTTTTCTCCGTTTTTTCTAAGAACTGTTCTATAAGAACAGCTTGTTGTTTTCTGTCTTCGCTATATATGATTTTTATTACTTCAATGAATTTGTGAAAGGGCATTTCCCATTTTTTAAACCAGTTTGAAATTGTTGCTTCACTCATGCCAGTTCTGGAAGCTATCGTTTTATTAGTGATGCGTTTCTTTTTCTTATCATCATTAAGCTGTTTTATTAACTTTTTCATTACGCCCCTCCCTTTCACAAATTTCTCTTCGAATACATAATAACGTTTAACGTAATAATAAACAACTATTTTTTATTTTTTTTTGGATATATTTATTGCTGCATAAATATGGTATGATTTTAGAAACAGATAAACAAAAAATTTGTCGAGGTATCTAAAATAATGGGGAAAGAAGTCATAGAATCGCACTTGAAGGCTATTTGTGATGAACTTGGTATGTTTAATCCTGGGGATCTCGTCAAAGTGGTTAACAAAGATACATATCGCGTTCGCCCAGGGACAATTTACGATCTTTATAATGATGATTTAAAGCGTGTTCCATTAGACAAACTAGCAATCATTCTTACGGACTTAAATGAAATTGCACATGAACAAGGCTTGAATAAGGTTTATGATGTATGCGACATATTAAAATATAAAAATATTTGAATCAATTTTTAGTTGCATTATGAATACATTTTACTTATACTGATAGATATAAAATACATAAAAAAAAGCCTGTTCTAAGACAGGCTCTAAATTAATAGTAAACAGTAAAAGAAGCTCGATGCGACCAACATCAGAGCTTCCAAGGAATTTCGCCACCAACCGTTCAAAGTAAGGGAGAAATAATTAACTTAATTTAGTTAAGTCAATTATAACCATAATCCTTTATAGTGTCTAGAGTTTTTATTAAACTCGGCGAATTTCCTTCACTAAATTTTGTGGAGGTTTTTTTATGCGTTGGAAAGTAAATAAAGATGTGTTTGCTGGTGACTATTCAGCAATCAGAACATTATCCCAATTTGATAATGTTAAAGAAATGGATACATATATTAACTCATTCTTATATTTTAATAAAGATGAATTGTCTACTACTGCATATGACTTGGTACAGTATGTTCGTAAATTCATTTATAAAAATAGAAGTGGAATTGGTGTTTGTACTTCTAAAAAGGATGCTATTGCTAAAAAATTAGAATGCCATCCTAGATCAATCTCTAGAGCAATCAAACAATTATTCCAGTTAGGATTTATTTCAGAACCATTCCAAACTTGGGATAAGAAAAACAAAGCAGCTGGTCACTTAGTCTTGGTTATTAGCAAGATAAATGATATTGTATTAGAACCTTGGAAGAAAAAGGATGTCACTCCGGTTGTCCCTGCGGAATTGTCACTCCATGAAGATGTCGAAATGCCTTGTGAGAGTAAGGACGAGCCTATCAAAAATGACTCCGAATCTATTATTCTTACAAGCAATAATTCTAAAGAATTTAAAGAACAGTTAAACAGTAAAGAAAATGTTCCTAATGAATTAATTCCTGATTTAACTTTTTCTAAAGAAGACATACCTGAATATGTACCTAGTGAATTTATTGAATATGTATGGAGCAAGAACTTAAAAAATCCTATTGCTATTACTGATTACTGGAAAGGCGCTGTAAATGCTTACTGTAAGACTTATCAATTACATTTTTCTAAATTAGACTTTAACCAATTTGAAGAGATTATTGAGCATGCTTGTGAAGCGTTTAGAATTACAGAAGGTAATATTAACAACTTTCAAAAGCAACAGGATAGCTGGTTTAAGCAATTTGGAGCCTTTTTCTATGGTGTATGTAAAAGACGTTTCAAAAAAGCGTACAAGGCTGCTATAGCCTTAGAAAAGCAACATAATGATTTTATAAATTCAATGGTTACTCCTGTTATCGAATCAAAATGGGACTCTTTTCAAGAGTGGAGAAAAAACAAAATTGTAGATCCGGATATGCCTTGTTGATTAACGTTAGGTTTATTTAATTCTACGCATTCAGTTGGCAAGAGACATCTAAAGGAACGAACAACTATAGGTCTTTTGCCATCTTAATGCGTAATTAAATAATTTCTTTAGTCTTATGAACGCGTAAAATTATTGTAAAATAAAAAAAGAAACAGCTATATGCCATTTCTTCGTTTTGCTTATTTAAATAATTTTCCTAGTAGCTTACTAGTAGCTTTTCCTGTAGCTTTTCTGGCTACACGTTTACCTATTGTACCTTTCTGGACGGCATTAACATCACGAAGCAGGCTTGCTGCTTTATACAGGAAAGAACTTGTTTTATTAAGGCTCATTGGAAGACCTCCTTATCCTTGTATCCAATTTCCAGAGATACCTACTTCAGCGAACTTTTCTAAAGCAGCTGCTGACTCATCTGGGACTTCATTACTCTTTGGTGTATCCATATTTTCTTTAACGGATACACCTTTCATAACTCTGACGACTACTTCCATAGGATCATCAGTGCCAATTTCTTTACATAATAATTCAAAAGCCTTCAAACGTTCTTTTATTTGGTTCTGTACATATCCTCGGGTGTTTTGAGATTCGTTTTCCAATCTTTCAAAGAGTTTATAAACTACTTCATCTTTTATTGGATCAGCGTACAGTTGTACCTTTTTCACGCGCTAACACAGCCTTTCCGTAATCATAATAACCTTCTACATTACCTGTTTGAGGATTGTTTTTTATGATAAAGTTCTTTCTGTCTTTTGCTTCAATTTGCTCTTTATACATAGCTCCTGTTCCACCAGTGAACACTACTTGGTTATAATCGCTTAGACTAAAATTGTTGTTGCGTACAAACGAATAAATAACGTTAAAATGCTTATTTAAAATGGTCTTAACTTCTGGCATTTCTCTAATGTTTATGATGCTTCCGTTGTTAACTAGACCTTTGTTAAGTAAGTTTGCAATATTAGGTAATGTTATGGATGCCATATCTCCGAATCTATCCACTAAGAAATTATAAATATCTATATGAGCTACCTTTGAACCTTTGTTTTCGCCAGCTCTTTTTGTAATTGTATATCCTGTCATTTCAGTTACATCCAACGAACCATGACCACCGTCAATAATTAAAGTTTTATCGCTTTCTGGACTTACTTTCTTTTCTGCAACTAACTGCATGTACGTCCCCATTGGTTGAGGAATAACATGAACATTTTTAATATCAAACATCAACTCTTTGCCTTCAAATGTAATAATTTTCTTACCAGTTAGCATTTTCTTTACTTCGTCTGATTTCGCTTTAAAATGGTTAACTGGAAGACCTGTTATAAGCAATGGAATTACTGCTGAATTTCTTAAATCCTTTGCTATATATCCATACATTAACTTTTTAAATTCTAAGCTGCTATAACGGTTTAAATCGTCTTCACCTAGAGCAGGAATAGCAACGGATTGATATTTCATTGTTTCATCCCCTATAAAGTATCCTGGAGAATCTGCATAAGAAATTAAGTTGCTGCTAACTTCTGAAGAGAAAAAGTCTGGATCTTCTGCCAACATGGATACTTCCACTTTCACTTCATTATTAAATTTTCTCTTTGCAAATCCATTTCCTAAGTCAATAGCATACGGTGTTTCTAAGTTCATCATCATTGTTATTCCCCCATGAATCAAATTTGAATTATCAGTGAATCATAAACTTATTATACTACAGTTTGAATCAAATTCAATTCATTTTTGAATTGAATACGAATTAAAATAACAAAAGGACACTATATTAGTGTCCTTTTGTTATAAATCAAAGAAATCATCCATCTTTTTATTAGGATCTACTTCATTAATTACTTTCATTAGCTTCTTTATAGTTGATAATCGCGGTTCATAGTCTTTATCACTAGCAATTCTACTTATTGTATTGCGATTAATTTTCGTTTTTGCAGCTAACCATTCCTGCGTAATACCTCTTTGATCTAAAAACTTTCCTATCTTCGTTCTTGGTTTACCAGCGAATAATCCAAACATATTTACCGCTCCCTTAATATATTCCTACTAATTGTTTGGACAATAACAAAGAAATCTATACGTTATAAATTTGAAAAATTTATGCGTTAATTAGGAAACTGGTACAAACAGTCTGTATATACTTTTAT